CAGCTATTGGTGAATCATAAGTACCATCACTATTAATTGGTGCCATAACACAATTTGATAAACCAAATTTAACTTTGTTATTTGCAAACATTTGAATATCTAATTTCATATTTTTCCTCCTATATTTCATAAAAATTATGATAGATTTTTTCATCACTATCCCATACTTCATCATTTTTGGAATATGGTATTTTATTTGTTGTTAATAATTCTTCTAATTGTCTTTCAATTGCTATTTCCTTTTTTTCCGTTATAAGTTCTATTTCATAATTAAAAAACTGATGATATGTAATGCCATCAGCTCTAAATGTTGCAGGACTAGTTTCTCTATATACTATGAATGGTATTGGTATTTCCTTATCACTATCAAAATGGTCGTAAGCTACAGGTATAGTTAGTGTATTTAATAAATCAAACAAATTTTTATGTTCTATCATTATTAACCTCCATTTTTAATAACTTGTTCAACATCTTTTCTAAATGATTGGTTGCATTCTTTTTCAACCGGTTCAATATGTACTGTTCCACTTTTTTGTGGATCATATGTACCCCATGAACCATATTGATTCCTGATTGCATGTGGTCTTTCTAATAAATGTGTTAGTTGTGGATGTGTAGCATTATATATTGTTGCATGAACATATCCTTTGCCACTTCTTTTTGCAACCCTCCAACCTTTTCTATATGCACCACCACCTTTAACTCGTTTTGGTGATGTTACTTTTAATTTATTTTTACCATCTTCAACCACTTTAAATGCCGCCTCGGTGATTCCATCCTGAATATCATTTGAATATTCATTTAAAATGGATTTAATGTCTAATAAACTATTATTTTTAGCCATTAATTAACACCAATTTTCTTTGAACATACTAATACAATGTCAAACTTGTTTTTTGGTTCAACTACCCTTATTACTTCATATCTTTGATTATTCCATTCAATTTCATGTTCACCATGATAATTTAATTTTTTAATAACAAATTCAATTGATGGTGTAAGTCCTACCTCTACAGCACCATAAAATTCATTAGTCCTAACACTTTGTACCTTTGCATATGATTTATTGGAAGAAGAAAGGGCTGTGATTTGATTTCCAATATCATCAGCCCCGATTGTTTCTTCTATTAAATAAATTATTTCACTATATTCCATTTTGTTCTTCCTCTACTACATAAGGATATTCACCCCATGTATATTCTTTTAGATGTCTTAATACATCCTTTTGCAAAGAATAACTTTTAGAATACATTTCACTATTTGGCACATCTATAAAACTTAAAACATATGTAATAATAGCTGTTTGAACTAAACTATCAGGATTATCAACCAAAGAATTGACTATACCGATGTTTTTCAAATCTAGCTTTGCTGATTGAATCCAAGTATTAATCATACTATCAAATTCGGTATGGTTAATTCCCTGTATTTTTTTAATTTCCTCTAGCATAGTCCACCTTCTTTCTTAATTAAACTGTTTCAGGTTTTGCAATTTGAACAAATGCTTTGTCAGCAACAACACCTAAACCGATAAATTCTCTACCAAGTACTTCAATTAGATCTTCTTTCTTTCTAGATAATGTATCTAATTTGATTTCAATATCTTCACCTGCAGGGAAGTTAGCGATTGCACCATGTCCAAAATCACCAACTATTGCATATGTAGCACCTGTACTTGCAGCACTATATGCAGGTAGTGAATTATTAAATACAACTCTTAATCCTTCAAATGGATCTACACCATAACCATTAGCATATGCAGCAGCTTTGAATGCAGCCCATGTTAATTTGTTCATAACTATTGTTGGATTTGCAGCCTCATCGCTTAAATGTCCAATTGCATCAGCTATTGTACCAACTGCAGGAGCTAATGTAACTTTTCCAACACTAGGAGCACTTGAACTAGCTGTTGTAGTTAATGCAACTATTTTTGCAACTAATAAATCAGCAGCTTTTTTAGCAATTCTATAAGTTAATTCATCATAGATGTATCTTAAGAATGCCTCACCTCTCATATCATATACTTCATCACTAATTGAAATCCATTTTTTGATTGATACAGGTTTTAATTCTACAATTCCTTCTACTAATTCTTCTTCGCTAACAGCATATGCACCTTCAGTGTGTACTACTGCATCAGTTCCACTTATTTCAAATTGAACTTTTAGATTTCCTTTTACATTTGTTTTTCTTACTAATGCTAATAACTCATTGTTATCCCAAGCTGTTTTTACTTCATCTAATACAAAGTCAGGTACAGCTATTGTTCCATTAGTTGCATTTTCAGTTAATAATGCTCTTTCTTCACCTGTTTTAATATATTCAGCAAATGCATCAATATATTCTTTTGTGTTTCTTGTTTCCATTTTTATTTCCTCCTTTTTTAATTCCATAGAAACTTCTTTTGCCATTGCTTTTACTTCAGGTTGTTCTAAAGTTTCGGCAATTTCCTCTTGTTCTTGTGTTTCATTAATTTGGTCAGCCTCTTCATTCAAAGCATCTATTTCATTGTTTATTTCATCAACTTTGTCTAAATCTTCTAAACCATTAATTTCATCACGAAGTTCGAGTTTTCTTTCTTCAATTTCTTCTAGTCTTGTCATATTGACCTCCTTTTAATTTTTTGTTCTCTTTCGGGCTGATTCATTTCCCATTATTGGTATTCCACCATTTATTAAACAATTTAGCCACCATCCGGCAGCAAAAAACAACCCATTCCAAGTTGTTTTTCATAATTGTATTAACCTAATTTTTCTAATAATTCTTTTTTCTTTTCTTCTAATTTTAATTTATCTTCATGTTCTTTTCTTAATTGGTTTCGCTTTTCCATGTATTCATCATTTTGATTTCTAGCAACACTAACATCCGTTGCATTATAGAATGGTTGATCTACAACTGATACATCAAATACCTTTCCAATTTTAGTAATTGTTCTAGTATCAGTATCATAATCATATTCATCTTCATCAACAACAAATGCAAATGATTGTTTATCAATTAAACCACTTTTTATAGCATTAAATATGTTGCGATGGTCAGTTATATCATCTTGTAATTTTGCATCAATAAATAATCCTTTATCATCTACATTTAGCTCTAAACTTTTGTTTCTTGTTCTTGCTAATACCATAAATGAATCATTATGATTATATCTTAATACAACATCAGTCATATCGGCATCATCAAATGCTTTTTCGCTAATAACCTCGGTATATCCATATGTTTCCGGACTATTAAATACTGCTGCATATCCTTTGATTTCCATTTTGCCATCACTAGTATCTTCAGCTCTAAATTGCATGTCTAATTTTCTAATTTCCTTCATTATCATTTCCTCCTTCATTTACCATATTATCTAATGTATCATTATGGTTTTGATCTACTAATATTTCATCACCTGAATCAATTGGTACTAAATTAAATACTTCCCTTAATTCATTGATTGTCATTATATTATTAGCATATCTAACCAATTCTATTTTTGTTTTATTAGATGCATATTGTAACCTGTTACTTTCAAATATTATTTCATTACCAAAAAATATTTCCGTTGGTGTAAATATTTTATTAGTAAATTCTAAACTCATTTGTAATCCAATTGGTTCTAATACTGATTCATAAAATGCATTCCATTCATCTTCACTATATTTTGATTGTATTATGTTTTCATTTACACCAAAATATCCAAGTATTTTGCTATCATATACCTTTATTTGACTTTCATCAGCTGTTTTTGGATCAATGTTTACCGGTGTAAATGTTGTAGTTGCATCTAAACCGCCAATACCGCTTTTGTCGCTATTTTCAACAAAATCTTCTACAAATTGATCTCTCATTTTTTTAACATCTTCAGGCTTTAACATTGCCTGTGTAGATTTAACAACACCTTTAATAGCTGATGTAGTTTTAATAGCATTTACAATGCCTTCATCCAATACATGTTTTATTGATAATGTTTTTACAATTGGTTCCGTTGAACCACCAAATAATCCATCATCGCTGCTAAATCTAGTTAAATGAATACAATTGTTATAAGCTACAAATCTTTCCTTTGAATTACCAAATTTGAATTGAATATATAATTTATCATCATATTCATATAATTTAATAGTTCTATAACTCAACGGATATAATCCTGTAACTTTAAAATTTTCATCCCTTTGAATGTAGATGTATGAATTATTATATAATTCCAAATCGCTTACAACTCTATAATAGAATTGAAATGCATTTTGTAGTTCATTTGGCTTTTTAGATAATAGTCTATACAAATTATCATTTACTATTTCAAATTTGCCTTTGCTATCTCGTATATGTTTTGGATGCATTTTTGCTGCATTTCTAGCAATTGTATCAACACATGCTCTAATGTCAATATCATCCTGATATTTGCCATCATATTTGGTGAAAACACTTTTGTTATTATCTAGTATTTTTACAACTGTGGCTGTTGCGGGAGCTTGTGTATCCCTATCATTGCCAAATATCCTACTAAATAAACTTCTATGTTCCATTTTTAACCTCCTCGTTAATATAATTTAAATATTCCTGTTGTTTATCAACAAAAATGCAATAAGCATCAATTAAACTTACCGCACCATCTATTCTTTGCCTTGATTTTTCTTTATCAGGTTGAATATTCTCATTAGAATCCATTTTTATAGTGGTATTTGATAAACACCATTTTAAAATTGGATTGTTATTATAATTTATTTTTTTATCTATTAAATCGGCTTTCATATTTTTCATTGGTGTAGACATTGTTTTTGCACCCTGTCTAACTTCCACCATGTTAAAACCTAATCCTGCCATTTCAATTTTCCAATATTCGGCATTCCATGAATCATAGCCGACATACAATGGTCTTAAATCATTGTTTCTAACCTCTTCTAAAAACCATTGTGTTACATCATGATAATCAATTTTAGAATCACCGCTTAATCTTAACCACCCTGCTTTTAACCATTTATCATATGGTATTCTATCATCCTTTACTTTCTTTTCTAATGAATTTGTCGGGATCCAATACATTTGTTTTACCCTGATTTCACCATTTTTAACACCTAACAATGTCGCTGCGGTTAAATCGGTTGTAGATGATAAATCCACTCCGGCAATACAATATGTATCTTTCCAATCACTATATATTTTTTCATTGTTCAAATCATCAAATGTCAGCCATGCATTTATTGTGTTTTGTCTAATATTAAAATCCTTACATAATAAATTAACTAGCTCTATTGGATTGGCTTTTGCTCTTTCCACCTTTTCCCTTAAATCCTTTAATGATTTAATACTACCCAATGCCGGATTGGCTTTATACCAACATTCTTCATTAGTCCATTCTTTTTCTTCATCCAATTCATATATTATCGGCAGCAATGTTTCATCCTGAATAGTACCATCAATAACTTGTGCTGCATAATCATATTCAATATCAAATACATTTTGTCTAATGGTACCCATTGTTGATGTTTCTAATAATATTGGTTGTGTTCTAGCACTCATTGAATCATACATGACATCCAATAAATTTTTATCTTTCCATGCATGAACTTCATCAGCTATAACTAAATGTGCATTTAATCCATCTAGCGAATTGCTATCACTAGCCAATGCCCTGAAATAACTATCATTAGCATCATAATAAATGCCACCAATTAAACATCTAATTCTTTTGGCAAGTACAGGACTCTTTTTTATCATTCTTTTTGATTCTTCCCATACTATTTTTGATTGTTCCCTTTTGGTTGCAACCGAATATATTTCCGCACCACCTTCATTATCCTTTGTAAGCATATATGTTGCTATTGCTGAATCCAAAACCGATTTACCATTTTTTCTAGCAACAAAGAATATTGCCTTTTTGTATTTTCGCAATCCGGTTTCTTTATCTACAAATCCAAATAATGCTTGTAGCATTGCCTTTTGGAATAACTCAAGTTTTAATGCTTTACCCGCCCATCTACCTTTTGATTGCCTACAATATTTTTCAATAAAATGAATACATCTCAGGCTTTTCTTTTCATCAAATATGTAAATGTGTGTTTCTTCTATTCCCTTATTAACAAAGGTAACTTTTTGCTCTTTCTTTAAATTATCAACTAATTTTTCATATTGCTTTTTTATCTTTTGACATACTTTGTCCGGATTTTCTAATATCCATTTATAGTATTCTTCAATGTATGTCATAGATCATCATCATCAAAGTTATCTTCGGCAGGTAATTCATCTTTTGGCAATAAATTAACAATATTGTTTATACATGACTGATAATTTTTAATCAACATGTTATATTGGCTTAATGCCGGATTGGCTCTTTCAATATCATATTTACCCTGACACATTGAAGTTACTACACCATCACTTTCAACTTTGCTTTTTAGCTGTTGCAATGTGTTTTTCATAAATTCAGCCTCT